TGTTGGTCTTTGATTAACAGGTGCTTATGCCTGTCTTGAGTAGTCCATAGACCTTTAGTCTCAACATAGAAGTTACCCAGTTTAAAATCAGGAGTGTACTTCGCTGATCTTGCCGGGACGACATAATTGATCTTGTCGGTTTCATAGAGGACACTAAGGCCAGCTATCTTAATTTGCTCAGCTATCTTGTCCTCTAATCCGCTCCTAAAACCTCGCTGCGTCTTCGATCTCATCCATGCCCTCATCGAGGTCACCTATGAACTCTCCATCTACGGCATCAAAGCCATCGTCAGCGCTTTGAACAATAGAAGATATTTGGACTTTGTTAATCAGTAGACTAGCCCCAGCGTTACCACTGTTTTTGTAGACATTGATGTACCCACCTATTCTCAGAACTGAACCAGCCCAGATAGCTGGGACCTTACTCATTAAGATAGGGTTTCCATCCTTATCGTAGAACTTTGGATCGTAGGCACTTCGACATTTAAAGAAGAGCTTTCCTTCATCATCAACAATGTCGGCACCAGCTCCTGTTTGCCAGGGCAGCTGGATCTTCTTATTGCCATCCATGCCGGCTTCTTTGATTGCCTCAAAGACTCTGGTTTTTAAAGCTTCGGCAGCTTTCTTGTCCTGGTTGATTTGGACTTTGTATTCACCGTCCTCTTTGAACTCAGTGTCCTTTCGGTTAAGGTAAACGTATCTGACATATCCTAAGTCAGTTTGAAATTTAGGTTTAGTGTTAGCCATCTTGGCTGTCTCCTTTGGTTTCCATTTGGAGCAATACAGAATTGTATATACTTTATAGGTGACCATGGAGTTTTTAACTGAAACAGTAGTCGCTTTCTAAGACCTCATAGATGTCTAAATCACCCTTTGGAGGTACTTCTAAAAGCCTTGCATCAGTAGGGTCATTTAACTGCTGCCTGACACCCTCTAAGAAGCTCTCTAAGGGGCACTCACCGGTGTATTGGCTGACGAATGCCTCTCTGACTATCTGGAACAAATCAATGGTGTTACAGGCCGTTGTAGCGAAGCTATCATGGATCACCATAAAGTCTCTAAGACCATGCTCATACGACAGTAATATTGTATTAACCATGTGAGCTGCATCACAACTATGAATCCAGTTAGCAGCTATAGACGACTTCGCTTTTCGACTGTCAGTTGTAGTTGGTTCTGGTCCTTTGACGGTAACCTGAGATCGCTTGTTAATCTTGGCTTCTCGATCATACAAATAGATGCGTACCTTCGTCTTAGTCCACTTTGTATAGTTCTGGACGGCTGGAAAGCCAGATGGGGATCTCCAACGACAACTCTTGTTTTCAAGAGCGAGTGTGTGAGCAGCTGCCTGGAGGAACTTCATACCGTCCCGAACTGAACTTAAGATCTTACCTATCTCCTCGTAATTGATATTAGCCAACCAGTTACAGTGTTTCTTTTGACTAACGCTGTCGCCGAAAGGATGGTCTTTGATAAGGCCATACATCTTATCCTTCTGGAGTTTATCCATAAGGTCCTCTTGTAGTTGGTTCGACATACCAATTGGTGTGGATGAGTATGAATAAACCATTGTGTTTCTTTTGGTTACACTTCGGCTTATCTTGTAGTCTAACCACCTCTTCTTAAACTCAGACTTCTCGGTCTTTATTCTGGAGGTAACGGCATCAGCTACAATCTTATAGATATCCTGGACTTCATTTGACTTGGTAAGGTTTACCATCGCTCCATCCTTTTTAGATCTAAGGATAGCTGCATAGTGTTGTGTGCCAGAGTTCGTACCATCGAGACTAGGTGCTATGTGACAGACATAGCTATCACCCTCGTCAAGGTAACCACAGTAAGCTTCACAAGCTGCGATAAACTGAAAAGGCTTGTCGGCTTTCTTCCAGATCTCAAAGCTCTCTTTCGGGTATCGACCAACCTTCTCTATCATCGCTTGGTTGTCTTCAACCCACCTTACTCTCTCTTGGAGAGGTTGCTTTGATATCTTATTGAAATCACCTACGTTTGCTAAATGGATCATAAGCCAAGCTGCTCCATACTCTCCCAGGGGTTTACCATCAGCAAACTGAAACTGAGCTTTTACACAGTCGTCTCGATGATAGTTAAAGATTGAAACTGGGTACAACCGGCCTCTGAAATCAAAGTTCCAAGGTAAGTAGAATCTATCGTAACCTAGCATCTCTTTAGAGGTCGCTAGGGTCTGTTGCATAATGCATTGGCTTGCTTTGACATCGAGGACGTTCTGTCTCCAATCTCGACCATCCTGACGCTTAGCTGCCTTTTGATTGTCGGTAAGACTAGCCCAGACTTCATCACTCAACTTCTCTGGCTTGGGCAACTCTTCAGAACTGGGGAACGAGCCAAACTTCTTAGATCCCTCCCAACACCAGACCACTGTTTCTAAGACTGTCTTGTTAATCTGAAGAGGTGTAGCCTGGAGTATATTAAGAGCTTTGATATACTTAGGTACTTCTCCAGATGCACATTGATCAAAGTCGTGCTTAATTGCTTTCATTTGAGCTTTAGATGCTTGCCTGACTAATGGAACCGTCTGATTGAGTGCCGGATCTAAGTAACAACCAGTGGACGTCGATACCCATGGTCTAGGAGGGCATACCATAGTTGAGAACATTGGCTCTGTAAAAGAGGCATCAAAGTTCCCATCCTTTACTAACTCGTAAGCAACATCAGTTAATACGACAAACCTCTTAGTATCTTTAAAGCTACCTGTCTCAAAGATCTCAAAGAGATCAGAATGCGACAACACTGCATTAAGCAATACTGATGCACATTTGACCTTCTTCTTCCTTGTCCATTTGTCCCTCTGGTAGCCAAACTTGGAGGCAGCTCTTAGGGCATTCCTCCTTCGGTATTCAAAACTAGAGTGACCAGAGGTAGCCTGGTTCGTCACAAGTTTACCTATGTGCCTATCGAACTCTCTTAAGCCAGCCGACCAAACCTCAAGCTCTACCCTAGTCCCAATTGCAACCAAGGTCTGAGTAAAGGTATTCTTAATACTCGCATGATTAAAACATTGGTTTAAACTTATGTAAGCTAAGATATCCGCATCTAGCAAAACTAAGTCATCAAACCATTCACTTTTGAAACTAGTGCATCTTTTGCCTAGTCTATGCTCTTCTTCTTTAATAGCTCTAGTTATCTCTGTAGAGACTCTCTCGATAGCATTAGTCACTAAGGAGTGTTCTACGTTTCTGTTTGAAGGATGCTGCTGATCGTTACGTCTGTGGTACCTCTCACGGCCCTCATTCAGCATACTCTGCTCTCTGTCGACCTGAGTTCTCTCAAGTTCTCTATAGTTATTCGTTGCTATACCCATTTCTGCTCCCGTTTAATCATTAGTATACTTTATAGGTCGCCATGGAGTTGACCTATGAATAAACAGACGATTTGAGACAGTCTGAGCGTCTTAACGATTATAGAAATAAAAAACCTCACTGGCCTTATTTTAGACCAGAGAGGTTACTGTGGGAAGTATCCATAGTTGACACTTCCGGTGTCAGTCGTTGACGCTAAATCAACCTATGTGTCGTTTATCTTCAATATACTTTTCAAAGTCCAGAAGCTTCTGGAATGCTAGTGATGTTTGGTGGAAACTATCATCGAAAAGTGTGCTTTCTCGTTTCACACGTTTAAAAAACTCAAGCATACACTGCTCTGTGGCTTCATAGTGAATACAAGGACAGTCTTCTGTCGGCTGATATTCTGTCGCCCAGCCAGCTTCAATTGCTTGCGCTAATATACGTTTTACTGTGTTTCGAGAAATTCCGTACTTATCAATGATTGACGATACAGTCGTCAGTCGTTGACAGTCTCCGTGATGAATGTGGGAGTTCATCAGCTCCATCCATATAGTGAAGGCGTTAAAAGATTGTCGAAAGAAGCGCACACTCGGCTCGGTTTCTCGTTCTGCCCGAATTGCAAAGCGCTTCAGTTCCCATTGGATCATTTCTGTGACGTAATCATGCACAATCTTATCACCAAAGAAGAATGCTAAGCCTTTCTGAGTAAACTTTCTCCAACGGTCTTCTTCCAAAGCCATTGTTGGATTTAAAACGTTAAACCAACGAGCGTCCTTGTGACGTTTAAAACGGACATTCTTATCTGTATTTATATTATCTTTCATTATGTTATGCTCCCTAAAACTGAAAGCCGCAAAGCTAAGTCTTTTATTGCTGCTAACTGGATTCATACTTCCTCAGTTTAATTATATAGTAACAGTTAGCAACTGATAAATTATCAGGAGGCCAACTGTCGTGATTATGATTGAGAGTAAGGCTAGGATATCCCCGACCAAACTCTGTTCTAATTTATTGATGAACCGCCTCATGCCGCTACCTCTAGAGAAGCCATCTGCTCCATGATATCTAAAGAGGTACTTGTGTCAGCGTGGACGTACTTAAGAGTAGTCTCAAGCTTACGGTGTCCTAAGATCTTAGCTACGAGTGCCGTTGGAACTCTAAGGTTATTCACAAGGTTAGATGCACAAGTGTGGCGGAATGAATGGAAGACAAACTCGTCATCAGCCTCAAAAGCACCGGTTCTCACCATCTCCTTTCTAAGAGCCTTCCAGGTGCGTTTCCAGGTACTGTCTTGGAACCCATTGTAGTATCCTCTATCACCGCTAAACAAGCGTCCTAGAGCCTCTCGTGCGATGATATTGAGGGGTACAGTTCTAGCGTCACCATTCTTGGTTTTAGCTAGGGTAACCGCGTCAGAACCAGCGTCCCAGCAGTTACCATAGTAGCCGACTGCTAAACTTCCAGAAGGGCAGCGGCCAGTGATACTAGCGATCTCGCCTCTTCTCATGCCAGTGTGAAGGCTAAGGAGGCAATAGTCTCTCATCCACGGCCTCTTCTCTTCAAGGTAGCTGATGATAGCCATAACCTCACGGTCACTATAAACCTTCTGCCTACTCTCAGGCTCTCTGTGCTTCTCAAATTCCATTGGAAAGCGAATCAGCCGCATCTTGTAGGCTTTTGTGAAGATCTTAGATACCGACGATAGATATCGGTTCACTGTTGCTGGACCCTTGCCCTTCGCTAGAAGATCATCCGAGAAGTAGACGATATCGAAGGGCTGAAAATCATCCAGTAGCTTCTCACCGTTAGATCTGAAGTCACCAAAAGCTTTCAAGTGCTGAAGGATCTGTGGGTAGTTTTTGGTCGTCCCATCCCAGTAACGACTGGCGTTTTGACCGATGAATGCGTTGTATGTAGTCATGATACTCTCCCAAGTTGACTGTTACTTTTACTTGAGAGAGACGTCTAAGGCTGGATGCTTATCGGAAGTTCTCTAAACCCCGGCTTTCCTCTATTGAACCCCTGATTGTGGATCAGGAGGTCCCCCGTTCGAGCCGGGGAGGTGGTACCATGACCTTCAGATAAGAGCCTTGTCGGCCTCTCTACCCTTTATACATAAGTCCTTGAACTTCAGATTACAAGGGGACGGTGAAAAAACACCGGTGAGTTTATGGTCACCGATGTCTCTACGTTGATTGTCCAAAGGGATTAAAAGTAAAGCATTTGCCTTTAACATAGTGGCCTGTTGCTATTAATCCGTGTGCAATTGTACTCATCTCATACTCACATCGTTCCCTTGTCTCAAAGAGATGGTCCTTCCTAATCATCACATCACAAGTAGATGTGTCTGTGACGACAGAGCAGTATAGAATCACAGCTAAGAACATTATCCGATAGATCTCATGCGCTTAACTAAACGATCAGCCCTGTTTTTAACCTGAGAATACCACTTAGAATCGCACATCTCTAAGGCTGCCTTCTGGTAGTCACCAGCATCCACAGCCTTCTTCATGTTCTTAAACTTACGCAATCGTGGTAGGCCTAAGTTAAACATCATGTTGGCGACAACGTGCTGAGCGTCCTCTGGTAGATCATAGAAGTTCGAATACAGCCTCTCACAATCTAGTAAGACTGATCTCATGTCTTCTTGGAATAGCTCCGCTACTCTCTCTTTAGAGACTGGTGTTCCAACGGGTTGGTCAAACTCTGGGTCTTTACCTTCAATACAGAGGTGTCCGATGCCACAAGTTTTTAAACCGAGATGGTCTAAGTACACTGTATGCATGACACCCTCGTCCCTGGAGATCTCATGATGTAACTTTGCTTCATCCATTACTTATTCACTTTCTTTACTTTCTCGAAGCTTCTGAGGCCTCCTAAGCCAAGCATCCCCATTAGTACTGGTAGCATTGTACTTGTGTCAGCCTGT